CGGCATGGCCGCACAACCGTTGCCACCCCAGACGTATCGATCATGATCTTCTTCGGGCCGTCAATCCTCAGCATGATCCACCCAATATCCGGAACGCCGATAATTCCTTTCTTGACTGCGAACGGCGTCTTAGATTGCCAGCACGGAGTTACGATAGCGAAACCGGACGGGAACTGTACCGCTACAAACTGATGCCGGTGCGAGAACAGCGCGATATCGATCTTGCCATACTTATCCTCGCCTTTGTTCAGGTATAGCAACATATGATCCCTTCCAGGAGCCGTCCCCATGTACTGCCATGCTGAATTGGATACGCCAATAGTGTGCCGGCAGAACAACCGAATCCCGCATTCCTCAATAACAAGCTCATCGCCATACTCAGCTCCGAACTCTTCAGCAATGAACAGATCGGCGTTCGTCCCGTCGCTTTTCTGATGATAATCCGTGCCCGCCGTGAAATACCATGTAGCTTTCGGCGCGACTTTCTTCAGAGTCTTAAGGAGTTTGATCGCCGCCCGGCACTGGGTGTCAATTGAAAGGGTCATCAGACCGCGCCCGCGTTCTTTCCACTGACCGCCTTCAATGACATCGCCGTTGATGATAATAGCATCCGGCGGGTCTTTCTTGACTGCCGCTAACATCTTGTTCCAGTGCGCCATTATCGCTAAGTTCACTTTGTTCTGCGGGATAGGTTTAAGGTCGCCCGTCCGGGGATCTTTCTCAGTCAGGCCTTCCGGCCACAAACCATAGACTGACCCGACATGCAGATCAGATAAGGGTAAGATGATCATTCGTCCTCCAAGTATTTGATCTTCTTTTTACGGTGAAATTCCCGGATCACGCCCCATTCGTCCGGGGCAAGTAAGCAATCAACAATCTTTTCATGCCGGCAGTACGGATTACACGCCCCGCCACGGATCCGGATTCTATCGGCGGTCTTGAAGATACAAACCAGTTCCTGCAAGAACACCCCGTCAAGTTTCCGGACGAACCGGTCTTCCATATCATCCTGCGTGGCGCGGGGAGGTGACGATTCAACTGCCCAGTCCCAGAGGTTCTGAATATTAAGCGTGATAATCGGCGGGCGGTCCTTTGGGTGCCAGCACGCAAGGTACTCGGCATCTCGGGAAACGATTCTGCAATCCATGATGTCCTCATTGTTGATACTTCCCTGAAAACCAGTTTTTAGGAACGTGTGCATTCTTATGCCAGTCAGAACATTTATGCCCGGCATAGTGCCGGTAAAGTGGTGAGTTCGGATTGTTACAGACCAGGTTTACCAATCTACATCCACAATTCCAACACCCATCACTCATGATGCCTCCGGGAATCCTGATCGAACGACTGTAACATAATCTCCCGGCACGAACGCATACCCGACCGTCTGAGGCACCCCGAAAATATCAAAGTTCGTCAGTTTCGGACGTAACAGCAGGTTATAGAACATCTGGCCGTCCGTTACGTCTGTCCCGATCACCGGATACTCGTTCCCGCACAGTTTCCCGATCAGAGCTAACGCAAACGATTTCTCGTCTTTGTCTGCATCCTTCCAGCGTTCATCTTGGATATACTTCATGTCAGCATCCGGGATTACTCTCACTACCTGCGCGGGGTACTGGTGATAATGCAGCACTGGTTTCCCCGACAGAGGGTGCATTGGCGGGGTGTTGTGAACGTGTATCATATTCCCACTCCAGTACCGTCCGGGGGGTCAATGCCGAACGGGTGATCCGCTAAGAACTCCGGTTCAGCGTGCGATGTGTCAACCGGCTCGGGTTTCTTTGCAGCACCGTCCGCCTCTAATGCTTTCCGGAACATAATCGCCGTCCCTTGGTCTAAAGTCAGGTTGTGCAGGATCTTCTCCCTGCACCCGACACACAAAAGAAGGTTGATCATTCCCGGCTCGTGCTCAATGTAATCAATACTCTGGCCGGTAATCTCATACGCGATCTCGTGCGATTGAATCGCTATCCCGCAGACACTACACCGGTGTTTCAGGGATCGGGTCGTTACAGCCTTCATTTTGACCTTAGATTACTCTTTCTTCTTCCGCTGCCACTTGTCGGTTTTCTCGTCTTTCTCCCAGTTTTCCTTTAATATTTTCCACATTGTTCCGGATGCTGCTGTCCGGTCCTCTTCAGTCTCAGCGTGATATTGGTTCTTGCGGAGATCCTTGTAGATCCGGTCGGCTTCCTTCTGCATCTCCTTGGGAGCGTCGCCAAGTTCGGGCGTCTGGTATGGCGGGTTCGTCACCATCTCGGTCTTCTGGGTTAACGGTTCAACTTTCTGACCAATCGGAACATGAGCGTACCCGGCAGTGTTCACGTTCGGATCATACTTCTTTACATTAGTGATTTCCTTGTCATCCATGATCTTCAATCCTCCTCTGTGCTTTCCACCTTCGATACCTTTTCCAGCAGGGCGCGATCTTCATCAGTGACATCTTTATGCCCTGTTTTCTCGAACTCACCATTGAACTTGTGATCCTTGTCGCTCATGCCGGCACCACCGTAATGACATGCGTTGTAACTCTCCCTGCATGTACGCCAGTTGTTACCGCGTTATTCGATACGACTTTCCAGCCTTGCCCGCGAGGCATGATAACTTCGTGCTCCCCGCCTCCAATAACAAGTCCCTTCTCCTTTCCGGAAGTTACAGCCCTGAAAATCACCTTGTCTTTCCCATCACTTCCTCCCATCGCCGAGAATGAACTTGCCGTAAATGGGCTGGTTGAGAAAGATTGGAACGCTTTATCGTTACAGGTATCACCGGGTTGCATGTTCATCATGGTTGCCACGCTGTTCCCGCCAATCCCGCGGTATAACGTTGTGCCTTCTGGAAGAGCGGGAGCACCAGCAATGATTTTATCGATCTCCGTGACGCCTTTCCCTACCTTACCAGATCGGAGATCGGCGTTTGTCTTAGTGTAACCACTTGAGGTATAATCTGCCAAGGCGTCGCTATTCTGGACAAGATCGGATTTCCCATATGCCTGATGATCGGAGAGATTCTTTTCCGTCTCTGCTGCCGCCTTTTCACCAACGGTTTTATTGTTGGATTTTGCCATTGATTTGACCAACGCTTTATCAGTATCCAGAGATCCTGATGGGGCGGCGGGTTTTGCCGATGGTTTTTCAGCCGGTTTTGCTTTAGTAGGTGCTGCTTCTTTTTTCGGTGCTGGTTTTGATGACCCGCCTTTCAGAGATTTTCCCGTAGTGTCCTTGAAAGCTTCGGATTTCGATTCGCCTTCCCCTACAAACACATGAGTTCCCCGGATAGTGATCCAGTCGCCATTTTCTTCAGCATTCTTTACTGATTCAATTCCCCCGGCGGCATTGATTCCGGCAGTCTGTACCCAACCCGCCTCTGTTTTCTTCCATCCGGCCTTCGCAACCGCCTGCCATGCGTATTCCCGAGCTTCCCTGTCCCGATCAGCGGAATCCGGGGGGAACTTGGACGCACTGCTGGCATACTGGTAGGATTCCGTCAGGATCTTGATCACGTCCTGCGGGACTTCCCCGGCTGACGGCCAGAATGCCGCCTGTGTGATCCCGCTCCCTCCGATATTCTCCGTGGTATCAGTGGGATCCTGCGGGAACGCCGATCCTTCATCCAGCGCGGCATTCACGATCTTCTTGACCTTGTCGTCCTCCACGTACCGGTCGGGGTTCAGTTCATCCGCCCGCACGGCTTCAAGGGCCAACCGGGCTTTCTGCATAAGCGGTGTTTCACCCTTAGCCGGCTCGGCTCCTTCTTCCGGGCCGGGCGGTACTGGCTCCTTACCCGGTTCTGCGCCGGGTTGGGCCGGCTCGGCTCCCCCGAATGCCCCGAAGGGTGACGGTTGCGGTAAGGACGCATAGTACTCCTTGAGTTCCGCAAGACCCGCTTCATCCAGTTCATCAACACCGAGTTTCTTCCGGATCTCGTTCGGCAGGCCGGTCTTGGTGGTAAACAGTTTGTCAGCCTGTTGGAGTTCAATGGTACTGCGATCGATGCTCGGATCAGGGATGTCTACCTCAACCGTATACCCCTCATAGCCGTTCACATCAAGGTATTCCTGTAGGATGTGTGACCACTGAGTTTCAAGCCATGAATGCACGTTCCGGGTGTAATCGTCCACCATCTCTTTTTCACTACCGGACGCCCCGCTTAACGGCGCGTTCTCGCTCCGCTGGACTTGGTTGGCCGGGTTGAAGTACTGGGTGATGAGTTTGTTCAGGGCATCGATCGTTTCAAGTGCTGATCCGGAATCCTGTATGCCCGGCTCAATGATCTCGAAGTTCGCTCTCAGCTGGAACCCTGAGTTTTTGCCCCAGTTCTGTAGGAGCAGCTGGCCGTATTCAATATCGTTCCCCTGCGGGTTGATGATCTTGAGGAACAGGATAGGTGCACCGATACGATTGACCCGCTGAACCTGTGCCTGCCATGTGAAATCCAGCATGGCGATCAGCGGGAAGATCGGTAACATCACAGGTTTGCCCGCGAGATCAGGGAAGGCGGGATCCTTGATCGTCACAATGTTGGTCAATTTGGTTTGCAGGAACTGGGTACTGACTACCGGGCCCGGCGGAGCGTTGTTCTGCGGCATGTAGAGCGTCTGGAAGTATTCCACGGATCCATCATAGGGACTGATGACAATCCCCTGCATGATATCCGAATACAGGAACGGGCGGCCATAGGGTTGCGTGCCGAAGGATTCGGCGGGGAGGTGTCGGAGTTTTATCAGATGATATTCCGCACCGGAAAGCGCATTTGTGATAGCCACAGGGTCATCTTCATCAACCCAATGGATATTCTCTTCCCGGAGTGTCGGATCCCATACATCGTTATCCCACATATTTGTTACAGGTGATAACTCGCCTGCTTTTTCGGCTTTTGTGACTTTGCCTGTTGAATCCAGCCACACCCAGTACGATGTTGCACCAGTTCCGTCAGCCTTTTGAGTTATCGGTCGTATCCGGATTTCTGCACCGTTTTGATCGATCCATGCCCAGACAGGATTATAGAGCGAGATCCCGAACCAGAAACAGTCAGCCCATGACATCTCGATAGCGGCCTGTAACCCGTAGGTATGCGGCTGCACCATCACGGCATCCAGCATCTTGACCATATCGTTGACAATTGCCGTGCATTCGTCCGTGTCAGTCTCGCCGTCCGGATCATGAACGATGATCTCATACTTCTCGCGGAACAGCATATGGCGCTGCTTGTGGTAGATCCCTGCTGCATAAACATTGTCTTGATATTTCCTGATAATAGACGTCGTGTACTTGGGTACGCGGTAATAGTTCCCGAAGTTGCTCAGGAAGATGACACCTTGTTCATCCCCCCGGTCGATCCGTTCAGGTGCCCCGAATCCCTGCGGGGGATGGGCTTGAATCGCTCCGGCTGGATTGTTCACCGTCAATGCGGATGTCCGTTCTGATCCGGGCGGCCCGGCAATGTTTCCCAGATTGGGATCCTGCTGTGCGCCCGGCGGATTCTGGGCCGGATACGGTACTGCCATTGACCCCGAAAGGTCACTCTGGCCCGGTCTCGGTGCTTTGTTGCGTATTTGTCTCATGTTAAAACAGTCCCGGCAGTTCCCTGCCGCCTTGCGGGGTCTTCTTACCCGGCTGGTGCCATCGGTACTTGATACCTCCGCCCGGCTGGGTGTTCATATGTTCCTTTTCATTCCAGATCTCAGGGAGTTTCCTCGCATCATCGTCCAGAATTTCAGGCGTTCCGACATTCTCCGTGGTCAGGTTCTCAATAGGGATTGGATTTCCTCCAAACCTCTGAGCAACATATATTGCAATTGCAACGCTCAATAGGAGATCGGCGTTCTGGTCGATCCTCAGCTTCTCGATCTTGCCGGACGGCGATACGTCCAGCCGGAACGTCATGATCTCGTCAATCAGGCTTTGCGCGAGATCCATATCAGGGGCGATCATGAGCTGGCCTTTCTGGAAGGCTACCTGCAAGACACTCACGATATCCAGATACGGGACTTCCCAAAAAAGGTGATCATAGCGCCTGAGGGGATCCACGGCATTCTCGATATGCGGTTTAATAGCGGCCTTGACGTTCGCCACGTAGATGCTGACAGGCGAGATGCCGCCGGTCTTGAACATGTCCCGCACGGGATCACCAATGAAGGTAGAATTTAATACGACCAGCCCGCCCCTCAGTTCCTCTCGGATCTGGTTGACGGTCTCGATGATCATCGGGTACGGCGCACCCTCGGGGAACCGCTGAAGGTACCGGACTTTATAGAGCAGCGTAGGGTCTAAAGTGAATTCAGTAACTGAAATTGTTGTGCTCTCGCCCGGATTGCCTGCGGGTTCGATACCCACGTAAAACGAACTCATGGTCCCTCTTTCACCTTACATTTCCGATCCGGATACGGACAATAGAACATCGCACAGGAATATGAACGGTGAAGGAAAGCTCTCTGTGTGGCGTCGGTGGTATTAGATACCGGATGCCAAGTTTCATGCATTCGTTCATATTCACAATCTGCCATTGTTACAGTCCTTACAGCCTGCCCTTCACTTCATCATTCTTATGCTCATCTTCCATCTCTTTGAGATGCGTATAATACGTCGAGATTTCCTCCAGATGATCCTTAGCGATCTTCTTGGCAACCGCTTCATCATCCGTATGCTCCTTCTCAACCGCAACGCCAGCCTTCAGCTGCTCGGGATCGTAATCACTGTCAGGCCGGGGGTCGGGGCCGGACAGGGATAATTTCGGGCGTTCTGCGGTCTTTGCGTTTGTTACAGATGTGAATGTCGCGTCTGGTCTCATTGTGTTGGCATCTTCATTCATGATTCATCCTTTGTCGGTTCGTGTTCATCGTCACTCCCAAAATCCTGCCGCATCCTCTGGATAAGCGCCGGATTAATCTCGCCGGTGTCAGTAAACATCGGGATATCAAAAATGTCGTCTCCTTTCATTTTCTTGCCTCCACTGTATACCCAAATCCGAGTTCTTGTGCTGTCGCTCTCCATGCAGCACTCCATACTTTTGTTTCACCTTCAGATTTTGTGATCTGCCCGCTTTTAATAAGGGGATACACTCTTTTTGCGTTCTTCTCAAGATGGGTGGCCAGAGAATCAGCTACTTTGCTCGGAGCCGGCCACCCGTTCTCTCCACGAATGAATAAATACACTTTATCCCCTGAAACGGCTCTTAATTCACTCAGGTTGCCTTTGGATGCCACGCCATAGTCCGCCGGGGATAATGTCCGTGAGAATTCGGTTGATGGATGGTTATGAGTGAGGATACAACCTTTCATTTCGGAAAGTTCTGCATTAGTGAACGATACTGAACTAGAACTGCCGCCTTTTACAGAGATTTGTTTTCCATCTTTTGAATAGATCGCTGCATGTTCAGAGGATCTAGAGTGGATTTGTGATTCGATTTGTTTGATTTTATTATGGCCGATTGTGTCTCTACCGGTGATTGATCCGCCCCCTTCACCGGATCCGCCGACCTCTCCGGGCCTTCCTTCATGCCCGAAATTCCCCGAGCCTTCGCCGCCTTGACATACCGGAACGTATGCTTTACCGGGCTGCATTAGGTTAGCATCATTATCACTCATGGATACTACCATCCTTTTCAACAATCAGACTTCTGTTCCCGGGCTGAACATCAACCCGTATGCGTTCCCGCCGATGTTCGACCGTGGGTTTGATGCTGACCGGTACGGTGATCTCCGCGATCGAACCCTGCGAGATCATTGCCGCACCTTCGTTACCATCCCACATTTTGGGCATTTATATGCCGTTATTATCACTTCAGATCCACCGGCCCACTCTGTAACCGGATTTACAGATGATGAATCGCAACCCAGACGGTGCTTATATCCGCCTCGCATGAACACGCCCTCGCGCCGCTCAAGCTCCTCTTGTAATTCTGTTGTGGGAATTGTCGATAGATTCATCCGATCTCCTTCAGCATCGCCGTGATCTCCTGTTCGAGCGCCTTGGTCTCATCAGCCGGCTGCCGCCCCGCCTCTGCTTGGATGGCCGCAATGCTGCGTACCGTATAGCGGTGAATAGGCGTCCCGGGTTTCCCATACGGCCCGAGATCCCGGATCTGGCCCTGCGTGACAATGACCTGTTTGCCTTCCTGCACGCCCGCATAGAATTCAATCCGGAGGAATGGGTGGAAGGGATCGGGGGAATCCTGAATCCACTTGCCCTTATCGAAGTGGCCGGTCATAGCTGCACCTTGTTCTCATCGAGTTTGTGATCCCCGCACCAGTCGTCTTCAAAGACGACAGGATAGCCGTTCATTGTGGGAGCATGGCGGCGGCACCGGCCAACTTTTACATCGGGTCGTTCTGGATCACTTGAAAGGCATTGCTTTTCTTTTATGACACAGAACATGCATGTCCGGCACTTCATTCCGCATGACCGGTGCTTCCACGGATCTTTGTTCTCGATCTTCGCGTCAGCATCTTTCGGGAGGACTCCCAGTTCAAGCAATGACCATAGCTCATCAAAGGTGAGTTTCCACCTCGTAATCTGCCCCAGAGTCTCATCGTTTGAAATGGTAACATTAAGAATTTCCCTTCCGTCAAATTCACTGTAAGCATTTTGCTTATTCCCAATAATTTCAATGCGTTTCATCATTACTCTCCTAATAATGTCTTTTTCTGAAGTTCCTCTTGCGTTCCATAGACTGTGTGGATCCGGTAGAGCCAGCCGCCGCCTTCCTTGGTGCTTACCCACATCGGCAGGTTGGAGTTGATACCGACCCAATGATCCACGCCTTCAATCCCGGCGAAATACTTCTTGGGCGGCAGGATCTCCCTGACGAGAATCCCTTTGTCGTCGGCGGCAAGGATCTGGTCGGCGGGGATTACCATACCAAGCGTCAACCGGCCAGCAGGCCGATCCTCTAAGGCGTCCTTATACCAGCAGTCCGGGTCAAGATGATGTGGCGGGAACTTGAACCGATGTGCATTTTGGATGATCAGGTAGAGCATCCGATCCCCGACTTCCCGGTACGCGGAATCTTGGAAATAGATCAGGATGCCGGCTGGAATGACTTTACTGAGAATATCAAAGCGATGCTGGGCGGCGGGTGCGTCACTGGCACCGAGCTGATCGCCGGCCTGCGTCTTGCCTTCGCACCGCTTGTAATCCTCCACGCAGATCTCCCAGAGGATCTTTGCATTGCCCGTTAGGCCGGTCGTCCACTCCTGCGGAATCTTGACCAGCTTGAGCGCCATCCTCAATGTACCTTTCCACGGGATATGAAACCGGAAGGATTCGCCGTCACACGTCTCTATGCCTTCTTTGCTGTTTAATCCGAGAATTGATCCTGCCTGCATTGTTTCTCCTTTTGTGCATTGTGACTTAATGCTATCGGCCAACCTGACCGAACTTGAATTTCAGGGCTGTAACACTGGGGTTCAGCGCCCGTTTAATCTCCGCTGACCGGAACGGCTGCCGTCCTGTCATGCGCTGCGAGAAGATAACGTACCGGCTGGCGTCCAGCGCATCGTCATAGAACTTAACCGGCTCTTCCAGCACGATATCCCCTTTCTTGACGTAAGAATACTGCCGGATCTCTTTCTGAAGGTTCGGGGAGTGATAATCAATGTGGAGTTTCAGCGTCTTGAGATGGTTGATCCCATCAATCACGTTCTTCTCAGCCGGCATTGCATTAATCCCCGCCATCCTCAGCTCTTGGATGCGGGCCGGTTCGGCGGAATCACAATAGAACCGTTTCTTCGTATCCGGCACCCGCTGCTTAATGAGATCGATCAGTTGCGTATTCGTCAGGTGCGATTGGTAAATGAGTTCCCGGATATACGGCTCTCCGTCCCGCATCTTACACTCTACCAGCGCCGTCGGATGGTTAAACCCGAAATCCAGCCCGTAACTTAATGATTCCGGTTCGATCTCGTCATAGTTCCGGACGATATCGTAGTTGCTGTAGATTAACTCTTCCAGCACTCCGGGCTCACCGAGCGTATAGACACGGTACAGGTTCACGTTCTTTGAGACCAACCCTTCAAGATTCTGACGGTAACTATCCGGCAAAAAGGGATTGTCCCAATGTGTGCTGTGGACTAACGCAGACTTTACCGGATCACGCGCCAAGACCTTTTCCTGCCATACCCAATGAGATTCGGCAACGGGGTTGAAGGTCATGAACAACTGGTTTTTCTTCCCATCCGTCCGGGGCCGGCGGAGCGTGTTAGTGATAAAGAACAGGTCATCGGATGAGAATTCGGTGATCTCTTCGATGTAAGCGTAATTGTAACTGGATGATTTGAGTTTCTGCGGATCGTCCAGTCCGGTAAACCGCATGACGTTATTACCGGCATGAACTTCCAGATCAGTTTTATTCAGCGTGTAATCCTTATCGACCTCATACCCATCAGCATCCAGTATATCTAAGACCATCAGCCATGTGGTTGCCTTCAGCGCCGGGCGGGTCTTGCGGGTAACGAGGATGGTAATGTCAGGAACCGTAAACAGCAGTTCTACAAGATACTGGCAGGTTGAATGGCTTTTACTCCCCCCGGATCCGCCATACAGGATATACTCTTCGACATCCTGATTATCCCGGAAGAAATCCCAGAACTTCCGAACGCGGGGATTGGGGCCGGCTCCCGGTAGTAACTCTTGCAGTTCAGATCACTCCGTTTCAGGCTCCTTTCGCTTAATGCTCAAAATTCTCTCGGGACTTTTGGTAATTGCGGCTTCCTGTGGGGCCGGAATTTCTTTCATCGGAGGCTTCACGCCATCCACCAGCACGTAGGTATGTACGACCTTCACGGGCCCGCCATCCGCACCCATCAGACCGGTATTCCCCGTGGTCAGGCCCGCCTCCAACCTCTCCAACTTGACCCCGGCGTCGATCAGGGCCGCAGCGTCCTTCAATGATATCGCCGGTAACGCCTCGCCCTTCGAGAGAGCGTCTTGGATCTTCTTGCCGATCTCCTGTATCTTGGCACCGCCCACCAGCTGCATGTTCTTGGCTAACTGGATCCGCCGCTCGGATGCCGCCAGCCGCTCCCGCTCCCGCTGGTTCCGCTTGAGTTCGTCCATATGGGCGTCGTAGGCACCGGCCCGGGATACCCAATCGTATTGTGATGACCACGTTTCAAGATGCCGGGCAGTGTTACAGCCGATAACTTTCCGCACTTTCTCCGTTGACCGTTCAGCCGGATCCATATCGCGGTAAATGCGAAAGGCGTTCCATGCCTTGTTTGTTTCTGCGGATTGGCGTTCCCACGGTTCGGGCATTTCTCACCTGTAACATTCACTCATTGGGGTTCAATACGGGTAACGTATCCCTGTCGATAAGCGGCGCTGACCATGAAGGTATAATTGTCATTACGCGATCCGCTTCTTCTGATCCACATCGGGTACATTTCAGGTAATAATTGCGTTCAATGATAATATCTTCATGATGATTGCTCTTTTTCTCGGTTGCCCCAATAACCTGAAAAAGACCGTGCCCGCAGTTCTCGCACCGGAAAAAGATTGTATATCCGATCTCTTCCCCGTGTGCTATTGCGTTGGCTAATGATAATTCACGGTTGCTCATCGCAGGCACTCCCTTCCTTGACATTCTCCGCATTCCGGTTCTGTTCTCTCACAGGGATCGCAATATTTAGTATTTTCGGGCATTTCTCACCTGTAACAATTTATTTCGCTTTAAGGAACTTTACATCATATTCATCTTTTACAATATGAGCAAGTCCTTTTGTTACGAGTTTGTCCTGAACACGCTGATAAGCATCACTGACCCCACCAGTTGACGATGCACGAATATCCCCCTCTTTAAGGGCATGGAGTAATAAAGACTGCCCGTATCCTTTACCCTGTTCAGATTTTGGGATTAAAAAGGTGGCAACGGATCTCTGTCCCAAATCGTTAGTTACAATCTGTAATTCTGATCCCTTTACAGTATCAATTGAATATATCTCTTGTTTGATACCTTTTCCGATGGTTTTTGTCTCTTTTGATATTCCGCCGTCACCAGATCCCCCAACTTCCCCGGGCCGTCCGGAATGACCGAAGTTTCCCGAACCCTCCCCACCGTTCTTTACTTGTTCGTCTTTCATTCCTTGCGGGACAAACGCACGTCCCGGTTGCATTAGATTAGCATCGTTTTTTGTCATTCTTTCACCTGTAATATTTCCTTCCTGATCTGCCGGATCTCGTGCTCAATGATCTCTTTCTTATCCGCCAGTTCCCGCATCTGCTCGTCTATATGCTTGCTGCGTTCTTGGAGTTTACGGAGCCGGCGGGTACCGGTCGTGTCTGCAAGAGTCGGACCCTGTGTCATTCCTTCACCAATACGGGGGTGTTTCCAGTTACATCCTTATAGCGCTGCAAGCAAACCGCCACGTAGCCCGGGTCAATTTCGATCCCATGTAGGACACGTCCGGTGTTCTCGCAGGCTATCAGTGAACTTCCGGATCCAAGGAAGGGATCAAGTGCATGGTCGCCTTTCAGCGTATTGAACTCTAATGGTCGCACGAACAATTCCACAGGTTTTTGTGTCGGATGAACATGATCGTTCTCGCGCCCGATTTCCCACACGGTTGTTTGTTTTCGATCTCCGTACCATGGAGGGCGATTCCCTTCAACCCATCCATAAAAACAAAGTTCGTGTTTCCAATGATAATCTCCATGACCCATTATGAGAGATGGTTTGACCCATATGATCTGACGATGGATAATCACACCGGCGGCGGCGGCGGCGGCGGCGGCGGCGGCGGCAAAAAACCCCTGTGTCATCTGCGCGTGCCAAAGATACCATGCCGCATTTTTATTCAGGTGTGGTAGGCAAGATCGAAATGCATCTTCAAGAAATGCTTGTAACTTTTCACCATTATTTTCATCATTTGCTATCTTCTTGAACTTGATCGTGTCTGCACCGGTTTCATCACCGTAAGCCACGCCATACGGAGGGTCGGTTGCAAACAGTGCTGCTTTCTTCCCCCCCATAACCCTCTCCACAATCGCCGGATCGGTGCAATCCCCGCAGATTACACGGTGATCCCCGCATTGCCACAGTTGCCCCAGCTCAGTACGCCATTCCTTCCGGAGTTCTTCCGCCCTGCTGATCTGTGGTTCCGCATCCAGCGGATCCTTGCCCTTATTGAGATCCGCCATGAAGGTCACGAGTTCTTTTTCATTGAATCCCGTGATGTTGATATCCAGTCCTTCAATCTTGATGCTCTCAAGTTCATTAATCAGCAACTGCGCATCCCATTCGGCTTTTTCTCCAAGTTTATTGTCAGCAATTCGATATGCTTTCTTTTTAATTTCTGATAACCCGAACACTTGTGTGACTTCTGGGGCTTTATCCCACCCAAGCGACAGCATTGCTTTTAATGTTGTATGGCCGGCTAAAAGCACGTTATTCTCATCAATAATGATGGAATTCTTGATATAGCCGAATTCCTGTAATGATGCTGCCACTCCTGCAACAGCATCATCGTTTTTTCTGGGGTTGGTCTTATAGGGTATAAGATCAGATATTAGAACCTGTTTCAGTTCTTTTTTAGTTATTCCATTCGTAGTCTTCATTTTTTCTCTCATCATGTACTCCCATAAACTGTTTTTGCGATTGCTATAGTAGCAACTGGCGCAATCCGTTCCTTGAGGAGCGCCCGTGTTTTCTCCCAGTCTTTAAATATATCATACAAAATAAGAGCTTGCCGATCAACTGTCGGGTGACAATGAGAACACAAAACTAGTGCATTGTTTAATTCCGCTTTGCCCCCAAATCTAGCCGGGATAATATGATGTACAACTAGATTTTTACTTGATAGACATCTGAAACAATATTTTGATAATTCTCTTGCTTTTTTGCTCACGAATCTCCATTGATGGCCGTATGGGAAGTTATCTTTCTTTCGTAAAGATTGGCCATTCCAAATTAAAACGGGCAGAATCTTTGAACGAACGTCATTCCAACGAGCCTTTGTAGCATTGCCGATCTTTGCTTTTGCCGAAACTGAATGATAATCATCACCAAGCCGTTCTTTTCTCTTTTTTAACCCAGCCGATACTTTCTTTCTGAATGCTGGGTCTTTATTACGCAATGCTGTTCTCTCACGGCATATTTCCGATTTGTTATAATTTATAATGGTGGCCGATTGTGCTTTAGCCCTACAACACCCTGAGCAAAATTTCCCCCTTCCTTTTATCACTTGTTGTCGCGGTACTTCAAACGTTGTTCCACAGTATTCACATATTCTTGGAACAATCGGAGGGAGATTTAAATATTCAGGCTGGGGAGGGTTTGCCGGGGATACCGGCTCCTCTTTTCTTACGGCTTTGGGTTTCCGTGGCATGTGGATCTTCCGTGAGTTTCTTGATTTTCATCTTGGTATATTTTCTGATGCTGCCTTTCTTACTCCCGGTCACATGCTCACGCAGGATCTCAAGATACGGCTCAAGAGATAATGGAGATGAGGGCATACGTCCGGGTTTCCTGATTTTTATTTCCATGATCGATCGTCAGCTGGTGAATGGGGCTATGGCCTCCTCCACAGCATCCTTGATCGTTTCCTTTAGTTTCTTCTCATCGAAGTTACAGCCGTGCGCGGCTTGCTGCACGGGCGCCGGTGCCTTCTGGTTCTCCAGCTCAGCGATCCGCGCCTGCATTTTCAGGATGGCCTGATTTGGATCAGAGTCGTACGGAATGGTAATATTCCATGATGCTTTTGAGAGCCGAGCAACACGGCCCTCCTTTCCGATTTCTCGCATGGATTATTGTTTGTAACTGCCTGTAACATATAGATATCGGTTAAATGGATGTCACGGGCCGGAGTCGAACCGGCGTCCGAGCGTCCCAAGCGCCCGAGGATAGGCCACTACCCTACCGCAACAAAAATTAGATTGAGATTGATTCGATCTCAGCCAGCATATCCGCCCGGCTGCGCTCGAACATTGGGATGAACGACAGGATCTTATCGCTGAATCCTCCTGCAAGGCATACGCGGGAATCGTCCTGCGGGAACTGCGTGGTTCCGTAGTTGGCAAGATCAAACGAGTAGACAAACACGTTGGGGTTGACGGTCTGCCGGTACTTCACGAGACCAGCGTAAATGTTGTCTGTGGAATTGTACCGGTATGATGATTTTGCATCGCTGGAATAGCACTGCATGTCGCTGAACAGCACGATCCGGTCGACAAAGACCTTATTGTCATTCAGCCAGTTCATCACCTTGTAGGCATCCGTGTTACATCCGTGCGTGTTCTGCCGGAGCATTTTGTTCATGTTGGTGAAGATCGAATCCCGGGAGCTGAGACTGACCGGAACGTGATCCGTAGCGAATACCGATACAATCGAATCTTCGCTCTTTTTGTGCATGATCGCACCGAACAGGCACCCGATCTCTCGCATCTCCATCTTGGACTTCCCAGATACCGTTGAGGACATGGATCCGCTGATGTCGCAGGTAACGAACGTCTTGCCGGTGAACTCGGGGATGTTCTGCACGCTCAGCTCAACGGCATCCGAAAGGGCATCAAGGGTCTTGCTGGCATCGCTGCGGTTTTCCAGTTCCTTGTAGGCGCTCACGAACCGGTACGGGAACTGCTTGGACTTGGCAACCTCTTTGGGATCCGCGATCCGCGTGAGGATTGGTTTCATTTCAACGCCTTTGTCAAGGAAGTTCCGGAGATTTCTGAGCAAAGCCATATACCCCATTTTTGGAGCTACGCTCTCCCAGTTCTCCTTCGTGCTTCCCTTCGTGGAGATCATAACTTCCCATGTCTCAGGCGGGGCAAGCGTGCCCTTTACGAGTGCATCCAGCGCCTCGGCGTTCTTATCGGTTGCCTTGGCGTGTGACATGAACAAGGCATCGCGGAGGGTCACTTCGCCTTCTCGGTTGTACTTGGCCAGCTGATAGGCATCGAACTTCTCAAAGGCATCCGCTACGGCATGTTTGACAATCTGCGGGATCTTGCCCTTGTAGGCGTTCCGGGTTTTGTTCTGCGCCATCACGTATGCGATCAGTTCCGTGATCTCGTCTGCCCGCTGGATTGTCGCGGCCAGATACTTTCGGGCATTCGGTACCTTCCCGCGGCCAGCACTAAGCGCGAACTCTGCCATAAGCACCACGGGGGCCGTCCGGAGGTACATCTGCGTACGAGCATACAGGGCAAGTTTCAGGATGAACTCGGGTTCCGTAAATGCAATCCCTGAGATGAGGTTCTGAAGATCCTGATCCAGATCCTTGCCGGATTTATAGAAGCCGTCCTCTGAAATCAACGAACTGACTGTCCGGAGCATCAGCTCAGTCTTGGCAGTTGGTCGGAATGCAATACCGCCCTCTTCATTGAGGGCCACATCGGAACGTGAAAGGATCTTCTCTCCGATGCTGGTTTTCTTGTTAAGTTTTCCCATACTTGGGGTCTCATTTGAAAATAACCGGATCCCGGAGATCGGCAACCGGAATTCTACTTGCTCTACTGGATGTGGCCGCCGGGATTTGAACCCGGGTCGATTCGTCCAGAGCGAAGTAACCGCTGTCTTCGCAGCCCGTGAGGGAGATTAGGCGACGGCGGAAATTTATCAGGATAACCGCTACCCCACAGCCACAATGATAATCTTAAGATGGTAAGGGAGATCAAGCGAGAACGGTAATTTTTCTTAAGCAAGTAGAAGTAACCGTTCTCAACGCAACCCTGTGATAATTATCTTTATCATTAAAGTATAAATAACTTTGTTACAGTCGAAAATAAGAGGATGCTGATCCGGTAAAGCGGTACCGAACCCAAGCAGAGCCTCATGCAACCGGTTGGATTTGAACCAACGAAATGAGGGCGCGACCCTCCTCCCTCTCAAGCGAGGGCGAGATTAACCACTACTCCACGGTTGCTCTGAATTGCCGGCTTTGAGCGTATCCGGCATAGATGGTCATTTCCATCACGCCAGCGCGGTGATTAACGTGATAGCTGGATAACTCACGGCTTTTTTTACCCGGGGTGCACCGGGTAAGAGCCGACGGCAGGAATCGAACCTGCGCCCTTCCAGTTTCCCGAATCCCCGACCCGTCGCCCGGAGGTTTACGTGATCACCGCATCGTGGGATTCTACAGGCTGGACGCACCGAACCAACAGGTGCTTCACCGGCTTAGCTTCATTGATTAAATTAATTCATTCATGCTATTGCTTAAAGGTATTGCTTAAAGGTATGGGGATTGTTACAGTCAGCGTTTCCACCAATAATTGCACCCATCCATAATAACCAATATCCGTTTCCAGATCGTTATTTTACCCTCTTTGCCGCACCACCAGAAAGGCGGCCAGCATTTCCATATGAATGCCGATCTGGCACAATTGCCGCATCGTTTCATCGGTTAAAACCTCGCTTGCATAGTCCTTTCCTGCGTAGTTCTTCACAATCCCCGATAGAATCAGCGATCGCACAGAGCCGGACGCCCCTGATTACCATTCCCTCTTTACCGCGATAGATACACCCAGCGGCTTTGGAGTGGTACTCGTTCATGGCTCACCAGTTAATGATAATCTTCTTCCCCTTGGTCTTCCCGTAGAGGATCATGGCATTGATGCCGCCGACATGATAGGCCAGCCATGTGCGTTCCTGATCTGTCAGCTGCATACCCATGATAATCTTAAGGGTAGCAGAGCCGGACATCTTGCCTGACTCAAAGATCGGTTTGATAATCCCTGCATACTCCTTCGTAATCTCTTTCGCCCGATCATCGGGAATCCCGAAATTACTGTTGATGCTCATCTTTTATCACCTACGGCTATAGATTAATGCAATCATTAATCCAAACATAAGCTGGATTGTGAGGCAAAAAACGTGAAATATTATGACATCTCTACCTGTCTCAAAAGTATTCATCCTTTTTTTCACCTCAAGGCAAAATCATTCTTACGATAACAATTCCTCCACCTACAATCATACCCAGAATAAACGCCCAAATTATGTCTTTTCTTGATGTGAGTATACCGAACTTTCGATTGTTTAGAGCGTCATACAATTGCTTTATTTCGGCGTCCCTTACTGATATCGCATGTTTATACGATTCAATCTCACTTAAATGACGGTTTGATATTTGAGCGACATTGCAAAAACGATCATACTGATCATCTTTTTCATTTTCCATCTTTTTCCTCCATGAGTTCTCTTACGACAATTCGTTCTTCTGATTCCGGTACCGGCCAGATCTCCACGGCTTCGTCCGGATGGGTTTTCCGGTTCTGGAAGGCCATGCTGACGGCTTCCGCGGAACCTCCGCACCGTTTGATCAGGGCATACTGGATCGGGGGTACCAGCACGATCTGCTGTTGGGCGTCAGTCATAGTTGTAACATCCGGAATACCGTAATTCCAAACATCACGCCCATCACGAATAGCAAAAGCAATATTGCCCTGTATGTTTTGATGTTCAGCGTAATGAGCGTGTATTCGCAATCTGGTTTTTCTGAACTGAAAGATCGAACTTTCGTGATCTGATATCCGCCGATGGGGATATACTCCGGTTTGTTTTCTGTCATCATTTCCTCCTTGGCCGGTCTTCATGCTGCCGGCACGTATCTTCAAAATCGCATTTCACCCAATCGGGAGGAACCCCTTGAGGATCCCCAGCCATCCCATAATTAGGACATTTATTCCATTGTCCGAAACACCATGGGCGCTTTATTTCCGTCATTTTTTCACCAACGTTTTCTTTCTCTCAAATTTCCCGCAATTCTTCTCTGCCTTCGTGGGTGCATGTTCACAGTGATGCCCGTCACACTGACATTTCCCGGAAACCATCCGGAACCGGCAGGGATGCTTTCTCTTGGATGCGCGGTTCTTGGCGTTCCGTTTCTCCTTGAACTCCTTATCGGCTTTCTTCTGGTCTGCCCGTTTCTGGATGATCCGTTGAAGGATATCGGGGTGTTTCTCGTAAAAGCAGGCATCACAACATTCCTGATCCCATTTGATGTATACGACAATCCCTTTCTTCAGGCAGTCCGGACACGGGATCTTTCCCTGTTCGTACATCCAGTTGCATGTCGTGCATTCCACTCTCATGCGGGCCGGATTCCACGTCAGGTACAACTCTTCATCGAGGTAACAGATCCGGTCAGTATGATTGATCGTCAGGATAATGCGTTTTTCATTCCCTTTCTTGTCGTACTTGATGTTCCCATTCCGGTATGTCATGACCTGCCCGTGTTTCCGGTAACAGACTGCACATTCGGCTTCGGGGATGTGAGCGTGATCCGCCAGCATCTTCTTCCAGCGCGGACCTCTTCGCCATTTGTTCTGTTCGGATCTGCGAGTGATTACCCGCCGGCCTTGAGGACAGTTTACGTGACCGTTGTCCATTTTCACTCCTGTAACAATACCTTTACCCAGAGGCACTTAATGTCTCCGGTCTTCTCCATCCACGCTGAATGTGGCGTCCTCTATTGCAGTTCCCGAACATCCTTTCGTGTGCGATCCGGCAGCCGTTGTTACAGAAGACCTTCTTAGTTTTGCTTTTGGCGATCTGGCTCTCCTTGCGTTCAACATCTTCACCGCAGAATGCACACTTTACTTTGATCTTTACCATCCGAGAATCACTCCCGTAATCCCCACGACAATCGCCACCGCAAGGATCATGAAGCCCAGTACCATCAGCCGGACAAGGATATGGTCGCGGCGGGTTTCCTTTTTCTTGATCGTCAGGAACAGGATCCCCACGCAAGCGGCGATCAGGATCAGGCCGGCAATTCCGGAATGCAATCCGATTAAGATAAGTAGTGACATTCGATTAGTCCTCCTTTAGGGTGTAATTGTCCGTAGTTTTGACTGGTTTCCAGAGTGTGGCGTGTGGCCCAAATATCCGTGCGAATTTCTGTTCGTGGGGGCCGAAGTAATGGAATACCGGGGTGAATGTTGCAACGTCTCCGACTGAGTTGTGATTCAGCGGATCGCCCGATAGGAACGATATACGACCATTCGGGACGGCAGACAGCCGGTATGCAGGAATGTTGATCAGCGTCCGAGTCGCATTTGTCTCAAGTGCACATTTCCACAGGATGATCGCTTCCGTGCAATTCCCCTTAGCGATCTCATCTCTCAGCTTCGTGAACCACCGGCCAACACCATGACCGAACGGCGGGTTGTTGTAGACGGTGCCGATCCACGGTTTCGTCAGGCCATTATCAATCTTGGTGTAATGCGTGCCGGCGGGGATCCGTTTTTCAAGATCCGCTGAAGGGTCAACGTCAATCCGGCCCATCACCATAATGACCCGCTGCCACCATTCCCGCGGAGTGTATTGCTCCTCGGTCTTGGATGATTTGGAAAAGTCAGCTGCGCCCTTGATCATTGTCGAATCCCCACCAGTACAATTTTATGCACAGTTTTTGAGATGTCACGATCCAAGATGATCCCGACTTTTGCCATTGTCTCGAAGACATTTACACCCGCCGCTTCTGGGATGGGATGGAAGAAGTGTCCCCATTCATTCAGTTTTGGATCGAGACGATGCGCCTTTTCTCGGAGGCGTTTTCTCACCCCACCTTGCCAGTAGAGAGGGTTCATACACTGACGGAGAGACCAACCGGGATGCTTCGCCTTCATTGCGGTAACATGGGCGGCCATGTCGAACACTTCAACCACGGCAAACCACCGGTATTTATGTCCGTATTCCGTGAACCATTCATGTTGAGCCGGACAGTTCGGAAAATTCGGACATCCATGAGGGTGCCCCGGATATGGCGATTTACACCATGTCCCATCCCAAGCCCTTTTATCGTAGACAACTTCAGGCAGCGGAATCAATTCATCGAATGGGTTATCATTCACCCAGACCACTTCCATCGTTTCTTCGGGATCTTGACGCCTCCGCCTTTCGGCTTACGAGCAGCGGCCCGGCGTTCACTTCGATTCTTTGGTTTTGGTTCTTCTGACATGCTTGCCTCCTTCTTCCTGCCAGAGCCATTTCAATCCGGCAGTAATCATCTTGCGTTCCCGTGGGTCAACATGGTCAAGGGGATTCTGATTGAATAGTGAATGATAAACCGTATGACCCCCGCCCTCTTTCCGGCAGGTGAAAGACGCTCGATACGGTACGCCGTCAATTACCTTGAAACATCGTGCGCAGGTATCTGAATTGTTATGATACTTGCTGTGCTTTTCGTGATAATCCGGATCGCCACCATATGGCCGGTACCCCTGACAGTAGAAGTAATGGTGCTCATTGACATAATGCCCTGCCATGAAATGAATCCTGACCGGCAGCGCGGGTTTTGATGGCTTTTTCGTCTGTGGCGGGACTGCTGGAATTTTCACTTCCGGCTGATCTCGAATAGATAAATCGGCATCTTCTATAAAAGAAAGCTGGGTCTGCTGGCCCCGGTAGCGTTCACCATCCTCAAAGCCGCCCATCATTTCACCTTGACGGAAATGTGATTGTCAAGGATCTCTTTCATCCGGATCCGGAAGAGGAAATCATTAAACGGCACAGGATCGGGGAGGTCTGGCAACTTCGAGAGGGCATATGACCTTTCAAGTTTCGCGAATGCCTCTTGGCAATACTCTTTCGTTATACTGCCGTGAGACATTCGAGTGACAACGAAGAAATCAACACCGCCCCCGAGAAGAAGAGAATCCCCCATTTCGAGCGTTCTCCGGCATGTCCAAAGGCTCTTTTCTGGATCCCGCACAGCCTTCCGGATATCTGCATCAGCATATGCCGATAATGCCATGCCCTTAATGGATTGATATGTGGCTTTTGAGAGGTTATTGAGCGTAATGCTTCTCAATTCCTTGAGTACCGGGTTGTCCTGCCGGATCACTCCTGAACAGACAGCCCATATCATATTGATGTTCCCTTTCTTGAGTAGATTTACAAGGTGGCCGATCTCCATGTACTGAGCGTCAATCTCTGCACCAACGGGGATCGTCAGATACTCTGCATCTGCCGTAAATGTCTTGGCCGGCCGGCTTTTCTCGAACGTGCTTGTCCGGAGATATTCCCCAGCCGGCTGCTGGTAACAGTGGAACAAGTCATAGTCGCTGGCGAACTTTTCCATGCCCCACATGCGACTTCCAACCTCTGTAACAAAAAGGATTTCAGCGTCCTGCATAGGCATCACTCGGATATTCAAGGTACTGCTTGTGCTCCGTCTCGCCCGGGATCCAGATATAAGGTTCCTTGACAAGCCGTTCCCCATCATGCATTTGTTTCAGGAAGACCGGAATACCCCTCTGTTTTCCCTGATAAACGAGATCCTGCACGTACTTGAATGGGATCACGCGCTGCTTTGGGCCGGACTCTCCTCCAATGATAATCCAGTCCAGCCATTCAGCATACGCGGAGAGATCCACGGGGCCGAGCATGGGTTCCACCGAGACGAACCGGATCTTTGCGGGAATGTCTTTCAGGAGGAGTAATCGTTCGTCCGCCATCTTCTGATTCTCAGCCGTAACTCCGATCCAGACATTTGAAAGAAGATAGTTCGGCCATGCTGTGAAAAAGTCGTTCATCCGTTGTGCACGTTTTGTTAGCAGTAGGAATTGGTGCTGTGGACATTTTGATACGACTTCCTGAAAGAATCCGAATAGTGTCTGAGCCGGCATCTCTTCATGGAACGTATCACTCACAGAATTGACAAAGATCCGCCGGGGTTTCTTCCACTTCAGCGGCTCGTACATGACTTCGGGATGCACGGTGAACTTCGTGCCGTTCCGGTACTTCTCCTGCCCCATTGCCTGAAGGCGCGGGATCGTGCGGTCAAGGCTGTAACAATTCGCACAACCTGCACTGACACGAGTACACCCTGTGGCGAAATTGAGACTTGCATCGCACCATTGAATTCCACTTTTATCGGACATTTTCACTCTCCTTGATCCCCTTCATCAAGCGGAGGATCGCGCTCTTGTTCTTCATCCGGATCAGCCGGCGGGTCTTCAGGCGTGACGAAATGATCTAACGGGTTCGGCGCCCAATCCTTAACCCACCGGCGGGATGTACTTCCGGCTCGTTTCTCAAATCCGGTTCGTTTCAGGTAATCCGTGATCACTCGTTTGTCAAGTCCCGTCGCCTTGATGAGATCGTCCGTATAGACTGCACCGCACTTGTCGGTATGCTGCATTACCGCTTTCCGGATTATCTCATCCCGATCAAGAATCAACCGGGTTTTTCCCCTGACGGCTTCTCGATTGCCATTACGGGCGGCTGTCAGAGCTGATCGTTCGTGAGAAGTTAGTTCTTTCTCGGGATCAAACTTTGGTTTTGCCGGAGAAACATATGGGGCAAGCGGATCGGGATAATCCCAATCGCCCGTCTCCGGATCATAATGCTGATCACATTCTCCCAGAAATGTGCAGGGGTGCGGGCCGGCAATGCATTGTTCTCCTCGGTACATTCCGATCCGGTTATGACAGGTACTTTCATGCAGCGGATTGATCCGCATGATTATCACTCCTTTTCCGGGAGGTGCCCTTTGATCGTGCCGGCCTGCATCATGGTGATTACTTCATGCACCAGATCGGCATCCTTGGCGGGGATGTTGTGTACGTCCATCATATACGCCCGGCGCTGTATGGCGTTCTTCAAGCCTTTGTATGTCTCCATTTCACCAAGATTCAGGTAAATCGCCTTAGCGATATCCTTACACATTTCCAGCTGAGCGTTCTCAGAGATCGTGTCGCGGTTACTGGAATACTGGACATCCTCGGCAGTCTCGTAGAACACATACAGCCGGTCGAAACTGGTAAACTCATCATGGCCTTCCAGCCGTTCGGGTTTCCCATGAGCGCAGATATGCTTGGAATTGATCTTGATGCCGGGGTTCTGCCGGTGCCAGTTATCGAACGCTTCCTCACCGAATTCCGGACGGGCGATCGTGAAGATCTTGAGCTTCATGGAATTACCCCAGCCATTTTGAGAGCAACTTCAGCAAGCGGCCATTCTCTTTTAAGAATTTCGATGCACTCTTGTCCATTCGGACAACAACCAGATCCGGGGCATTCCTGCGAGTCTGGGAGATCATCAAGACATGGGGCCGATCCGAACGGGCGCAGCCGGCATGTTGCACAAGTAGGAGAATATGCGAAAAGCATCTGCCAGCAGAATCCGCATGGTGCTCCACGAAGATCGGGACGATCATCCTGCGAAGAATCGTCAGGCATCCTTTGTCACCTCATTGATCTTCTGCGTGATCGTGTCATAGATGTCCCATGCCTGCCGGTAACAATCCTCACGGTTTGCAGGTTTGGTCGAGAGGGCCAGACTAACACATTCCAGCCGGTTCTTGAACTCCACCTGTTTGCGGATATCATGACGAACGACAATATCCGCCAGCGTCTTTGCCTTCCAGTATGAATCATAGTTCACTGTCATGGTGACAAGTTCGCTTTCAGAGGGGAGTTTCAGATCGGGTGTTTTCTTATCGGGGATCACTCCAAGCATCTTTTCCCGGAAGGCATCCCAGAGTTCCGGATCGTGTTCCGCGATGTGGTCAATCACTCTCGGATCTGCATTGAGGATACTTTCCAGCATCTCGCGTCCCTGTTCGATTTTCATTGTCTCTTCGGGATTTGTCTGGATGGCTGGCTTTTCGCCAACAGAACTCGATGGCGACCCTTCCGGCTCGTGTCTTGCGGGGGGGTCTTTCTTGGGTGCCGGCTCTTTGGGTTGGGCCGGCTTGACTTTCGGGTTGAACTGACAGGGATCCTTTGTGCCATCACATC